CGTACCTCCTGACCGAGAGCGAGGGCGTGGCGCTGGGCAATTGGGTCGAGCCGGTCGAGGGCGATGTGCCCTGGTCGGAAATGGACTTTCCATGGTCGACCGCCTTCGCCCCGTGGGCCTCCGACGTGGCCACGATCCGCCGCAGCGTCATGGCGTCGTGGTTCGTCGGCCGCAGCGCGCATGTCCGCCTCCGCGACGCGGCGGGGGACGTCATCGGCTATCGCCGAGCGTCGGCCTGCCGGACGGTCAAGGCGGCTGGCGGTGGCGCCTACTCTGTCGCCGGGCTGGCCTACGCGCCCGCGCCCGATGGCGGGGCGTTCCTGATCCGCGCGACCATCGACGCCGGTAACGGCGCCAGGAGCATTGCGGAAACGGCCGACGTCCTGATCGGCGGCGAGATCGACGACAGCATTCCCCCGGGGCGCCTCTGGCTCGAACCGGGCCAACTGACCGGCGGCGTGCCCATCGCGCCGCTTGCGAAAACCATCCCGCTCCGCGCCGCTGTGCGGGAGCGGCTTACCTTCCTTGTGAGGTTCTAATGGCGAATGAACACGAGAGCGGCCTTCCGGGCGCCTTTGACCGCGCGGCCGGGATGGCCTCGTGGCAGGGCGTGGTCCATTCGGAGGGGCGCTTCATCGAGGGCGCCGAGCTCAACGAAGGCCAGACCATCGCCCGCGCCCGCCACGAGCGCGTCGCCCGCCTGATCGCCAGCGACGGCGACCGGGTGGAGGACGCCGCTGCGGTGGTCCAGAGCGAGCTCGGCAACGTCATCCTAACGGCCGGTCGGCTCTATGTCGGGGGCGACGTGTTCCCGGTGGCGCAGCGGGTGCTCTCGGGCGTGCCGATGATCGGCCGCACCGAGATCGGCGTGCGGCTGGTCAAGTCCTGGCTCACCTCGGAGGACGATCCGGGGCTCCTTGGCATCGCCCCGGGCGCCCTGTCGGAAGGCGAGCCCGGCGCCGCCCGCGAGGTGGTGACGATCTCCTGGGCCCTGTCGGGCGACGCCGAGCCGGGCACCTTCGTCCCGGTCTACGTGTTGCAGGACGGCACGATCCTCGACCAGACCCCGCCGCCGTCCCTCGACGGCATCAACCAGTCCATCGCGATCTATGACCGCGACGCCCACGGGCACTACATCGTCTCCGGGTGTCGGGTGACCGCCCTCGGTAAGGTCGGCGGCAACCAGCTGTTCTCGATTGAAGAAGGCGCCGCCAACATCAACGGCTTCAAGCGTTCGCGCTTCGCCGCGCTGCGACACGCCGAGCCCGAGGAGTGGGACACCGAAACGGTCGCAGGCGAGGCCCGGACTTGGCCGCCCGGCGGCGGCCCCAAGACCTTCGTCATCAACAACGCGCCCATCGACGAGGTGCTGAGCGTTCTCGTCACCAAGGAAACCACCGAGGACGTCGTTCGCGGCCTTGTGGCGGCGGGCTCCGACGCGCTGTCCAACAACAGCGTGACCGAAATCCTGTCGGTCACTCAGGGCGGCACGACCTTCGCCGGGACGACGTCCTGGGTTCGCTCCGGCGATCAGATCGACTGGGCGCCGGGCGGCCCCGAGCCGGTCCCGTCCTCGACCTATCGGGTGACCTACCGCTACCTCGACCTCGTTACGCCCGACGCCGTGACCGACACCAGGATCGTCCTCTCGGGCGGCGTCGCGGGCACGACCGTCATCCTCAGCTACAAGTGGAAGCTTCCGCGGATCGACCTCCTCTGCCTCAACTCGGCGGGGGAGAGCGTCTACGTGAAGGGCGTCTCGGCTCGGTCAAACCCGTTCCCCGCCCTGCCGCCCAACGACCTCTTGCCGCTGGCCGAGATCAGCAACTCCTGGATCGGCAAGCCTTCGGTCGACAACAACGGCGTGCGCTCCATCACCTTCGCTCAGCAGTGGCGCGTGCACCGCAGAGTGCAGGCGCACGAGCGGCTTCTTGAGCTGGAGCGGATCAAGTCTGAGATCGACGCCCGCGAGCCTGTCGCCAAGCTCGGCATGTTCGTGGACCCTTTCGTCAACGACTTCTACCGCGACGCGGGCGAGGCGCAGACCGCCTCGGTCGGCGGCGGGGTGCTTGAGCTGGCCATTGCGCCGACCTTCTATGAGGGGTCGATCACGGCGCCGGTTACGCTCGACTGGACCGAAGAAGTCATCATCAGGCAGGAGCGGTCTACCTCCTGCATGAAGATCAACCCCTACCAGAACTTCGAGCCGCTGCCGGCGGGCCTCGCGCTCACCCCGGCGGCCGACTTTTGGTCGGTGCAGCAGACGGTGTGGGCGAGCCCGGTAACGGTCCAGTTCAACCGGGGCGTGCGCCGGAACAACGGCCCGCTGGTGGTGTCCTCCGAGGCCGTTGAGACTGTCTCCGAGACTGAGCAGCAGGCCGAGTTCTTGCGGCAGATCGCGGTCAGCTTCAAGCTGACGGGGATGGGCGCCGGCGAGATCCTGAACACCCTCGCCTTCGACGGCGTGGACGTGAAGCCGGCGGGCGTCATAACGGCCAACGGCGCAGGCGAGATCGAAGACGACTTTGTGATCCCGGCGAACATCACGGCCGGCGTCAAGGTTGTGTCTGCGGAAGGGGCCGGCGGCTCCAAGGCCACGGCGTTCTTCGTGGGCCAGGGTATCATCGAGATCGACGTCATGCGCCGCGTGACGACGATTGAACGCTGGACCCGGCCGCCGACCACAACTACCTCGGGCGGTAGCGACCCGCTGGCTCAGACGTTCACCCCGCCCGAGGCGCGGATGATCGTCGGCTTCGACGTAAAGCTCTGCGCGGTCGGCAACGCGGCCAACAATCTGTTCGTGCAACAGGTGACGGTCGAGAACGGCATCCCGACCGGGGATGTGGTGGCGGAAACGCTGGTGTCCATGATCGGCGCCACCGCCGGCCAATGGAAGTCTCCGCGCTTCAACCTCCCTGTCGTGACCCTTCCCGACCGGGAGGGCGCGGTGATCGTCGGGACCGACGATGCGGATCACGCGCTGTCGGTGGCCCGCCTGTCGGACTTCGACGCTGAGAGCCAAAGCTACATCGGCGCTCAGCCGTACACGACCGGGGTGCTGCTATCCTCGTCAAACAAGATGACGTGGACGCCTCACCAGAACGAAGACCTGACGTTCCGCGCGGTGGCGGCCAAGTTTGGCCCGCTCACCAAGACGGTCCCTCTCGGCAGCTTCGATCTGGTGAACGCCAGCGACCTACAGGTGCGGGCGTCGGTCGAGCTTCCCTCGTCCGACTGCCGTGTGGTTTTCGAGATCGTTCGCGCGGACAACAGCGTCCTCCGGCTTCTGCCGGGTCAGGTGCTGCAGCTGACCGAGTACATCACCGAAACCGTCCAGCTTCGCGCCGTCCTCACGGGCAGCGAGAAGCTGTCGCCCATCCTCTACGCGCCCGTCTGGCTCATCGCCGGCGAGATCGCGACGGAGGGCACCTACATCACTCGCGCCTTCAAGCTCGGCGCGGGTGTTGACCTCACCGCCTACTTCAAGGCCGCCCTCCCGGCCGGCTCAACGGCGGTGATCGAGTACGACAAGGCCGACGACAACTGGCTCACCCTCACGCTCGCGTCTACCGAGTTGCTGAGCGACCCCGCGTGGGTCGAGCGTAAGCACGCCGTCGCCGGCATCGCTGGCGTCCAAGGCCGGCTCAAGGTCACGATCACGGGCGGCCCCGCGGCCCGCCCAAGGCTCGGCGACCTTGGGGCCGCTATCACCTAACAGGCAGGGGCCAAAATGGCTGACACTTTGCACCGGGCGTATCCGCGCCCGGACCCTTCGCGCACCATCGCGGATGAGTTCCCGGTTTCGGATCAGGCCCTCGTCGCTATCGACGCGGATATCCGTGCACTGTTTCAGGCCATTCTTGGCCTCTCGGTCATCGGGCACGCGCACGTTCTGGGCGATATCTCCGGCCTGATCGACGCTCTGGCCGGCAAGGCGGCCGCTGACCACGCCCACGCGCTTGACGACCTGTCGGACGTGTCGGGCGCCTCGGCGGCCCCCAATGGGTACTTGCTGGTGAGGTCGGGGGCCGGGTGGATCCCCGGCTCGCCGGCCTCCGTGATCGGCGCACACGAACACGCTATCGCCGACATTCAGAACCTCGTGGCAGCGCTGGTGGCTAAGGCGCCGCTGTCGTCCCCGACCTTCACCGGCACGGTCGGCGGCATCACGAAGGCGATGGTCGGGCTGGGGAACGTCGGCAACCTCACCCCGGCCGACTTGCCGCTCTCGACAGCGGCCATTGCGGCTCTGGCGCAGAAGCTGGCCGCGGCCGACCTCGCCACTGTTTCCCAGTACCTTTCCGGCGCGGCCGGCAAGGTCTTGGGCACCGAGGTCTGGGGCGCTGCGGAGTGGGTCGACCTCGGGTCGCTCTCCGGCAACGTGTCTTTGAGCCTCGACAGCTTCATCAACGGGCACGCCCTCTCGACAGCGAACTTCACGTTCAATGCCGCCTCGGGGTCAAAGAAGCAGTCGGGAACGATCGAGGTCAGCCATGCTGGTGGCCCCTACACCGCCAGCGTGAACACCGCGGTGTTCGAGACCGCCGGCGCCCTCAGGCTGTCGTCGGTGGCGAATGCCAAAGACCTCATCGGCTACCAGAGGCTCCGCAACGGCAAGGTGTTCCTGTCGGTGCTGGCGAGGGGGAGCGCATGACGCAGAAAATCGTCCGGGCGCGGGCAATCCACGCCGGCTACGAATGGCGGCTCCGGCTTACCGTCTCGGGGGTGGGGGCTTTCCCCGCCGGGGCGACCTTCCGGGCCCAGGTCCGCCGGGACACCTCCCAGCGCGAGCTACTGGCAACCATGGCTACGGCGAGCGGGACCATCGAGCGTCAGGGCGAGCAGTCGTTCGACCTCATCCTGCCCGGTGTTGCCAGCAAGGGGTGGC